TGCCATTTAATCCAATGCCTTCTAGATGTCTATATATTCTATATTTCATTTACTTTCTCCTTATCTTGGTCTATTAAAATCTTATCTATTAATGAATTACAGTCTTTTAAGACTTCTAATAACTCATTGCTCCAGGTCTTGTCATTTTGCAGCTTGTAAGTCAGTAATGCTTTAATAGAACCGCACCTATTTGATAATAAGGCATCATCTAACCCTTCAAAATTTGCCATTATAACCCCCTTTAATTGTTAAAATATGTATCCCAAAACTGTTCTTTAGGAATGTTTAATTTTTTTGATAACTTGTGTGCCTGGATATATATCCGGTCAAATTGGTCATCAGTTCCTGATCTAGCAAGCAAAAAATTATAATTGCTTACTAGGTCATTTATTTGTTTAATTATTGTTTTATTAATCTTTATTCTCCTTTAATACTTCTACAAATTTTTCAGAATGGTCTATTTCTATATTATCAAAACCACAACCTTCTTCCATAACAAATCTTTTTGCTTCTTGTTTACTATTTGCTTCAATAAAATATTTATTTTTTATTGTTTCTATTGTTATTACTGCATATTTACTCATCATCATTCTCCTCATCTTTTGTAGGATCGTAGGCTCTTGGGTCAGTAGGTGCTACATAATCACTCCAATGTTTATATTCATACTTGCCCTCATTATCTCCGTATTCACTAATTCCGCCTTGTTTTTTAAGGTCATATAATTCTACAACCTCTCTCAAAGCATCCATCATCTCATCAATTTGTATATATCGTAAACAACCTATACCCTCTGATAAAGTAGTATGTATATCATCAGCTTTATTTACTAATGTTAATAATTCATTACTTACTATTAGTTTTTTATTTTGTTTTTTAGTCATTACTCACTCCCATATTATCTTATTACAAAGCCTCTTAATAGAGGGTAAACCGCACCATATTAGCTATAATGCGGTTTGCTCTCCATTATAAGTAACTGTAGTAATTAAAAGCACTCATTAGAACATAATAAGCGATTAACACACTATTAATAGACCATATTACTATCAATATACTTATTAATATATTCATTGTTTAAACTCCCTTATTTCTAATAAATTCATCACTACTATCAAAATAATCAGGTTCTTCATATTTTGTTTTTAAATCAATATAACCTTTACTATTCTTTATAGTGTAGCCTTTCGGTTCTATTAACTTAATAAACTTGATAAGGTCACAATCTTCCTCAAGATATAAACAAGCATTTTCTTTGTTGTAATATGAATATTCTGAAAATTCGCTTGGTTTTATATTCCACCCTAGTAAATCGTATTTAGATACTTTTAAATAACCATGACTAGCATTATCTATAAATGTTAAATCTAATTTTTGCATTATTCACTCCCTTATTTATTATTAATATTGTTGAATTATTATTTTTTCACTATTAGGGATTTCTATGACTTGTGTATGAGCATATAAATCTTCTAAATTTTCTAAATCATTATAATCGTTTTGAATTTCCTCAAAATTTTCATATTCTGAAAATTCACATCTAAATGCTATGGGATCAAATTCAATTTCAGTTGCACAATCATTTTCATATTGTTCAAAATAATCAAATAAAGCACTAGCACCCTCATAACTAAAACCATGTTTATCTTGTGCCATTTCCTCAACAAATTGAAATTTTGTAATTGCATCTTTCATTTTCTTATCACTCCTAATTTAATTTACAATCGCCTTAATTGACGATATGTACAAAGATTAATATTTTATGGACAACATGTCAACACTAATATACAAATAATAATAAATAAATATTTAGGAGTTTAGAAAATGATATTACAAGACTTATTAAAACAAGAGAAAATCAATCAATCCCAGCTATCAAAGGAATTGAATGTTAGTGTTTCTTTATTGAGCAAAATCATCAAAGGGGAGCGTAATATATCTGTGAATTTAGCAAACAAGCTGCACAAAAAATATAATATAGATTATGCGATTCTATTATCTAGGAGTAATGCCAATGAATAAAGATTTATTTTATTATCCTTTTTATCCTAAACAGTGGGCGATCAAAACTAACATTTTAACACTTGAAGAAAAGGGAGCATATTTAGAGATAATTAATGCCATTTATATAAATGATGAAATAGAAATATTTGAGAAACATATACCCAATATCTTGGGCATCTCAAAAGGTAAAAAGTATTTCAAATTAATGGAATCATTAAAACCATTCTTAACAGTAACAAATGACAACCCTTTAAAATATACACAATCTAAAATTAAGAAAATTCGTCTATCAGTTAACAAATCACTTGCCCAGAAATCATTCGCTGGAAAACAATCTGCAAGGGCAAGGGCTAGGAATAGAACTAAACAAGGTCAACAGCCGTTAAATAGCCGTACCAACGAAAACTCAACGAATAACAATAAACAAAATACAAATATAGATAGATTTAGTACAATATCTAATGCAGATATATTAAATAATATGAGTTAAGGGCATTAATGGTTATATGCTTGGTGATATATTTAATAGGGTTAATCTCTTAATAAAAAAGAACTATTAAATACTTGGCATATCTGTCATAGATAGCAAGTAAGGGGTTGGGCTAGGGTATACCATACCAACCCACCTTAAAACTCATCTATGGGCATTTATGGGGGTTATAGGCATAAATAAACCTAAACTATAGTTCTAGTTTATTATATATTGGTATAGGCAAGGCCGGACAAGGTTCATTCAATGTTTTTTGTTTTGAGATTTTTCAGCCGACCAGCTACCCCCCCCCTAGTAGTCGTGGGGATAAAGGAATACTACTCACACTTCTCCTATAAACTTTTTTAAAATAATAATTTGTGGTGTGTAACTTGACGAAGATATAAATATAAATATATTATAAAAAAAACAAAAAGGTTTTGGTATGGAGATCAAGGTAAGAAAAGATTTAGGTGGTCGCCCTAATTTCAAACCGACCCCAGAGCAAGAGAAGGTATGTTCGTTGGGGGTAGGGTTTGGATTAACCCATGAGCAGATAGGGAAGTTAGTGGGTTGTAGTGCTAAGACATTGAGGAAACATTTTCAACACGCATTAGAAACTGGTAGGGAGAGATTGACTATGGATATAGGTAGTCAGTTGTATAAGAAAGCTATGAATGGCGATACGATATCGGCTATATTTTTGGCAAAGACTAAGGGTGGATTTCAAGAGAAGGTGGAGCATGAAGGAATACCTAATCAGATAAGTGTAAGTTTTTCATTAGACCCACCGAAGGAAATGAAGGTCGTTGAAGGGGAAGTAGAAAATAAAAGGATTGAGTAGTGCATATAACAATACCTTATACGCCTAGACCATTACAGGCAAAACTGCATCAGAATAATAAAAGATTTAAAATCTGTGTATCGCATAGGCGTTGGGGAAAGTCTGTGTATGCGGTTACCGAGTTATTACGAAAAGCATTAGAATTAAAAACAGAACGAAATGATGGACGCTATGCGTATATTGCTCCGTATTACCGACAAGCAAAAGCAGTAGCTTGGGATTATCTTGTATATTATACTAGAGATATTCCTGGTACTAAAATTAATCAATCAGAACTAAGAGTAGATTTATTAAATGGTAGTCGAATACGATTGTATGGAGCTGGAGATGACCCAGATGCGTTGCGTGGTATATATCTTGATGGCGTAATACTTGATGAATATGCGGATATGAGTCCTAGAGTATGGTCGGAAGTTGTAAGGCCAGCATTAGTGGATAGAAAAGGTTGGGCAATATTCATTGGTACACCGAAAGGGCGTAATCAATTTTGGAGATTATATGAAGATGCTAAACATGATTCAGATTGGTACAGAGTTATTTATAAAGCATCAGAAACAAAAGTTGTAGACCCTAAAGAGTTAGAAGCTGCAAAGCAACAAATGGGTGAAGATGAATATATGCAAGAGTTTGAATGTAGTTGGGCAGCAGCGATAAAAGGCTCGTATTATGGTAATTTGGTTATAGACGCAGAACAAGAAGGTAGAATAACAAAAGTTGAATATGATGAAGCATTGCCTGTGCATGTAGCATGGGATTTAGGTATATCTGATAGTTGTGCTTTATGGTTTTTTCAAGTTACTATGGGAGAAATAAGAATAATTGATTATTATGAAAGTGGCGGAGTAGGGTTAGATCATTATGTTAAAGTTATGGAAGAATTGCCGTATAGTTATTATGGTGATGATTATTTACCCCATGATGCTAAAGTTAGAGAATTAGGAACTGGAAGAACAAGGGCTGAAACTCTGATAAATATGGGTAGACGACCTCGTATTGTGCCAAGCCATAAAGTTGATGATGGTATAAATGCAGTACGATTATTACTACAACATTGTTATTTTGACCAAGAAAAATGCGAAGATGGATTAAATGCATTAAGAAATTATCAAAGAGATTGGGATGATATTAAAAGAGTTTTTAAAAGAACTCCTTTGCATAATTGGGCATCACATGCAAGTGATAGCTTCAGATATTTAGCTATGGCATATAAAAATTTAAAACCAAAAACAAAAGATACAGACCCACTAGAAAATTTATATAAACAACCAACGCTTGACGAAATGGTTGAAATGCACTTACACTCTCAAAAAAATAGAAAACAACCAAGAATATGACAAAAGTTGAAAAATATTTTGGAGATTTTAAAAAAATGGATTATACTTTTTTTCAAATGTCAAGTAGATTAGAAAAAAAAGTAAAAAAAAGTAAACCTACTAGGAAAATTAAATGGCAGAAGAAAACACCAGAACAGAATTAGAGTTAAGAGAAGGCACAGCTCAATACTGGCAGATAGAATTAGAAAATGCGGAAAAGACAGAAGAAGAATGGCGTAAAAGAGGTAGAATTGTTGTAGAAAGATATAGAGATGAAAGAAATATAGATGGTATTGGTAGTGCTGATGAGAGAAAATTCAATATATTATGGGCTAATACAGAAACATTAAAAGGTGCATTATTTGCTAAAATGGCAAAACCTGATGTAAGAAGGCGTTTTCCTAACGGCAATCCTATAACAAGAGAAATAGCTAAAGTTTTAGAAAGAACATTATCATACGCAAATGATGTTTATAATGCTAATAAACCTATTGAATCAGCATTAGAAGATTATTTATTGCCGGGAAGAGGAGTCGTATGGGTAGTATATGATCCAGTTTTTATTAAAGAAACAGTAGAAATGGAAGAAATTAATGAATTTGGGGAAACAGTAATAATAGAAGTAGAACAAGAAAGAATAGGAGAGCAACGCTGTTATTTTGATTATGTGCATTGGGAAGATTACAGAGAAAATCCAGCAAAAAGGCCAGAAGATGTAAGTTGGAAAGCAAGAAGGCATTTATGGACAAGAGATGAATTGAAAGATAAAGGTTTTTCTAATGCAGAAGATATACCATTAAATTGGTCGCCAGATACGGAAAGCGAAAATTACGAAGCACAAGAAGTATTCAAAAGAGCTGAAATCTGGGAGATTTGGGATAGGAAAAAATATAAAAGATATTATATAGCAAAAGGTTATGATAAAATTATTAGAGAAGATGATGACCCTTATGGATTAGAAGGATTTTATCCTACACCTACACCTATGATAGCTGTTAAAACAAATAATACTAATGTTCCAATTCCTGAATTTACTTTATACCAAGACCAAGCGGAAGAATTAGATAGGGTTACTTCTCGTATTTCTCATTTAATCGAAGGGTTAAAAAGGCGTGGAGTATATGATGCAGCAGTACCAGAATTATCTCATTTAGCAAATGCTGGAGATAATGATTTTGTACCTAGTGAAAATTTTGCACAATTAGCCAGTAAAGGTGGTTTAGCAGGAGTATTCCAACAAGAAGATATTTCTCCTATTGGCGTTGTTTTACAAGGATTATATACACAAAGAACACAAATATTAGAAATAATATATGAAGTTACTGGTATATCAGATTTATTAAGAGGTAATACAAAAGCTAGTGAAACAGCGACTGCCCAACAATTAAAAGCACAATTTGGTAGTATGCGTATGCGTAAAAGACAAGAAGAAATAGAACGCTATATAAGAGATTTATTTAGAATAAAAGCGGAAATAGTAGCAGAACATTATGAACCAGAAGTATTACAGGGAATTACAGGATTACAGGTAACTCCAGAAATGATACAAATTATGCGTGATGATAAATTACGATCTTATCATATTGATGTAGAAACAGATTCTACTATTTTTGCTGATGAAAATGCAGAAAAACAAACAAGAATAGAGTTTTTGCAAACAATGGGAGCATATTTAGAAAAAGCTATTGCCGTATCTAGTGCTAATCCTTTGTTGACGCCTATCGCTTTTCAATCTTTACGATTTTTAGTAGGTGCATGGAAAGTTGGTAGAGATTTTGAAGAAGTTATAGACCAAACAGAACAACAGATAATGCAACAATTACAACAACAAATGCAAGCTCCTCCACAACCTAGCGAAGGAGAGAAAATTGCACAGTTAAAAGCACAAGCAGAATTACAAAGAGAAAAAATGAAACAAGAAGGTAAATTAGCAGATATTCAAGCTAAATCAGGTGCAGAAATGACTAAAATACAGTCTGAAGCAGAACTTTCAAGAGAAAGAAATGCATTAAAAGAAGATTTAGCATTATTAAATACTGATGTAAAATTAGCAGAAAAGGCTATGGAATGAGCTATAAAGAGAATTATGAAGATATAAATTGGTCAGGTGGCAAAGAGTATATTAATAAAAAAAGAACTAGACGAGGGAAATCTTTGCAAGTAATGTCTGATATAGAAGAATTTGTTAGCCCAGTTGATAAAACTGTAATAGGTAGTCGTTCTGGATTAAGAAATCATGAAAGACGGCATGGAATCCGTCAAATTGGTAACGATTGGTCAGGTGGAGAACGCACAAATAGTGCAAAACCTGATAATTGGCAACAATAAGAAAGGTATAACATGGCAGAAGAAAGCACTCCTGAAATACAGGAATCAGCAAAAGAGCCAATGAGCTTGGACGCTGTATTGGAAAGTTCAATCGGTGAAGCTCTTGAAGGAACTGTAATAGAAACGGATACTCCAAAAGAAGAAACTTCTAAAGAAGAATCTAATGAAGTATCTAAAGAAGATATTACAGTACCAGCAGAAAAATTAACTTCTCCTGAAAAGGAAGATGAGGAATCTGAAAGTTTGGATCAGTTAGCTACTGAACATGAGGAAGATCAACCAGAATCGGAAAATTCAGAAGAAAATCCTGATACAGAAGAAGTTTCTGAAAATTCTACGGAATCCAAATTAGAAGCTCCTAAAAACTGGTCAGATAGTGTAAAAAAAGTGTTTGATACTTTACCACCAGAATCACAAGAATTTATGATAAAGCGTGATAAAGAGATGACCTCTGATTATACTAAAAAGACACAAGATTTAGCGGAACAACGCAAAAATATTGAAGCATTGAATAAGGTTATAGAACCAGCTAAACAGAATATTGCAGCTACAGGAATATCAGAAGCAGAGTATATTTCTAGGTTGTTAAATGCTGATGCAGCACTTCGAAATAACCCAAAAATGGCACTTCGACAACTTGCACAAGGTTACGGAATAAATTTGTCGTCCATAGAAGATGAGAGTGAGTCTTGGAATGATCCAGACCCACAAATTGCCCAATTAATGCAACAAAATCAGCAAATTATGTCTGAACTTAATCAATTTAAACAACAAAATATACAATCAACAGTTGCACAAACAGAGCAAACAGTAGAGCAATTTTCCACTAAAACTGATGCAAAAGGCGATTTAATGCACCCACATTTTGACAAAGTTAGAGTTAAAATGGGTAATTTAATAGATGCTGGAGAAGCAAAAGGTTTAGATGATGCTTACAAAAAAGCAGTTAGACTTGATGATGATTTATATGAAGAAACATTAAAGAACTCACAATTAACTGTAAAAAAGCAGGAAGATAGCAAAAGGAAAGCAGCCGTAGAAAAAGCTAGAAAAGTAAAACCTTCTAGTTCTGCTAACCCACCGAAAGGTTCTGTAAAAGCGACTGATTTGGATAGTTTGTTAATGACAAATATTGAGGGAGCAGGATTTAGCAGATGAGATGCAGGGTATAATAATTAATTAGGGAGCAGATAAAATGGCATCTCCAAATAGTACATTTACTGAGATTGTTACTACCACTCTTGCTAATTATAGCAGGACAATGGCAGACAATATCACTAATAACAACGCTTTACTTCGTGTAATAAACGAAAAAGGCAACAAAATGGTAGCTGGTGGTAGAACTATTGTGCAAGAATTAGAATATGCAGCAAATAGCACTACAAAATGGTATAGTGGCTACGAAGTGTTAGATACTTCAACAAGTAATGTATTCACAGCAGCCGAGTTTAATTATAAGCAATTAGCAGGTAATGTTGTGATTTCTGGACTAGAGCAAGTAGAAAACTCTGGAAAAGAGCAAGTGTTTAACTTATTAAAATCAAGGGTTAAAAACCTTGAAAAGTCATTGAAAAATACAATGGCGACTTCTTTATACGCAGACGGAACAGGAACTGATGGTAAAGATTTAGGTGGACTAGCTTTAATAGTTCCAGGAACAGTTGGAAATACTGTTGGTGGAATTAACTCAGGAACTTATACTTTCTGGAAAAATCAAGTTTATGATTTCTCTACTGAAGGTGTAACAGCTAGTGCAACTACAATACAAACAGCTATGAATACTTTATGGTTGAGTTGTATTAGAGGTGCAGATAAACCTGATTGCATAGTTGCTGGCACTACTTATTTCCAATATTATTGGGCTTCACTACAAACCAATCAAAGGTTTACAAGTGATGATAAAGCAAGTGCTGGATTTATGAACTTAATGTTTATGAATGCACCTGTGTTTTATGACGATCAATGTACCGCAACAGCTATGTATATGCTGAATACGGACTATTTATTCCTTCGTCCAGCTAAAGGTAGAGAATTTACTCCTTTAGGTGAGAAGGCTTCTGTTAACCAAGATGCAATGGTATTGCCAGTAGTTTGGGCAGGTAACATGACTGTTTCAAATCGTGCAAGACAAGGCATCATACAAGCATAGTAAAGGAGTAAAATATTATGTCTTATATTATGGGTATAGATATTACCGCAACAGGTACGACTGTTGACTTTCAATTAGGTCAAATAGGTCAAACTTCTGATGGTAAACTCTATAAATATGTTCAATATGTAGTTGGAGCAGGATCAGTAGCTGCGGTTGCTGGCAATGTAGTAGGATATTACGCTGCTAGTGGTACTTCAGCAGGACAAACAACTATTGTTACTGCTGATGTTAGTGATACTGCAAGAGTAGGAGCTGGCGTACTTCAATCAGCACCAGCTACTGAAGAATATTGTTGGATTCAGGTAACTGGACCAGCAACATTAACAACTGCTTTAACAGCAGGTGCTGATGGTAACGCATTAACATTAGTAGGAGCAGGAGATTCAACATTAGATGTATCTGGTGCTGTTACTGATGCTGTTTGTGCAACTGCTATAGACGCAAGTGCAAAAATAGTAATGTGTCAATTTCCATTGTAGCATATAAAATATATAGAGGGTGGTTTAGACTGCCCTCTATAAACTAGGAGAATAAAATGTCTAATTTAAGAGCAACTTTTTATAAATCAGAAGAAGGTATTGATTTAGTAGAATTAAAATTAATAGGCGACCCTAATTCCGTAATTTATAAAGTATCAGAAAAATCAGAACAATTAAAAAAAGATTTTCCTAAAGAATGGGCATCTTTCTATAAAGATAAAAGTCCAGCTAAAACAATAAAAACAACAAATTTAGATATATTAGAATGTATGAGTAAAAGAAAAATAGACGCATTAAAGTTAGAAGGGGTAGAATGTGTAGAACAATTAGCAGAATTATCTGATGGTGCATGTCATGGTTTAGGCAAAGGCACATTAGATTATAGAAAAGAAGCTAAAGAATTTTTAATGAAAAAACATGATATTAAACCATTACAGGTAGTTGGCTCATGACATTATTAACAATATGCCAAGATGCAGCAAATGAAATAGGAGTTCCATCTCCAAGTGCTGTTATTGGTTCAACGGACACAACAGTTATACAGTTATTGGCAGCAGCCGATAGAGAAGGAAAGAATTTAGTATCTGGTTATGACTGGCAAGTTTTAATAAAAGAAGAAGAACATACTTTATTAGCACAAGAGGATCAAGGTGCTATGACCAGTATAGCAACAGATTTTTTAAGATTTTCTAATGATACTATGTGGAATAGAACAACAAATAGAAAGTTTTATGGCCCATTAAATAATACAGAATGGCAAAGATTAAAAGGAATAGTAGTTAATGGTGTAACTAATTATTTCCGAATAAGAGGGAATAAATTATTATTAAACCCAACTCCTACAGCAGGACAAAAATTATTTTTTGAATATATACAGAAAAATTGGGTAGACACAACAGGAGATGGTTCAGCAAATGCTGATAGTTATGCAGCCGATAGTAACACTACCATATTAGATGAAGATATTATTACTATGGGTGTAATATGGAGATTTTTAAAACAAAAAGGATTGCCTTATGATAATCAGCTTCAAGAATATCAAATTAAAGTAGCCGAAAAACAGGCAAAAGATGGAGCAAAATCTATTTTAAGAATGGGTGGTGGGAGAAGATTTTATTTCCCAGTTAATGAACCAGAAGGGAATTATACTTTATAATGCCAGTTACAAAAACAAAAGGTGGTTATAAATGGGGTAGCAAAGGAAAAGTTTATAAAACTAAATCCAAAGCTACAGCACAAGGGCGTGCAGCTTATGCAAGTGGTTATGGTAAAACAAATAAAGGTAAAAAATAATGGCTATGGAAGATGAATGGTATTGGCAAGATGAGCTTTTTGGAGCTAATCCTGAATCAGGAAGTTGGCAGGATATAGCACAAAGTTTGCTTAATCCAGTTTATGATCCAGAAGGAAGGCTTTTAAGTAGAGTTTTAAAAGATGAACCACTTTCTATGGCAGAAATGGGAGAAAATCTACAAAAAGACCCAATGGCAGACCCTGAAAGTAATCCAGTAGTAAGAGATAGAGGAAAAGAAGAAGCAAATAAAAAACCATTTAGTCCATCAAGTTACACAATTCCTGCTCCTGCAAAGTTATCAATGCCTACATATACTGTGCCAGATAAAGAAGTAGATAGAGTTGGTGGAAATGTGAATATGTATGGCAGAAAAAGAATGATGTTAAATGATACAACAGAAGAAGAAGAAATGAGAAGAATGGCAGCAGCATTAAGAAGAAATCAAGGGTATAGATAAATGAATATGATGTTTCAACCTACAGGACAAGGAACTTCTATTCCAGCACCAATCGGTGGTTTGAATACTAGAGATGCTGTTGATATGATGGCTGAAAAAGATGCAATTCGTTTAGATAATTTCTTTCCAGGCAGTACAGATGTTGCTGTAAGAAATGGTTATACAAGTCATGTAACAGGATTACCTAGTAGCGTACAATCTTTAATGGCATATTCTTCTGGTGCGACAAACAAATTATTTGCAGCTAGTGGTGCTAATATTTATGATGTTACAAGTGCTGGTTCAGTAGGTGGTGCAGTAGTTACATCATTAAGTAATGCACAATTTCAGCATGTTAATTTTACAATATCTGGTGGTGGATATTTATTTATAGTAAATGGAGCAGATGCACCAAGACATTATAATGGTAGTGCGTGGGCTACGCCTACATTAAGTGGTGTTACAGGTACAACTCTTAATAATGTTACAGTTTTTAAAGAAAGATTATTTTTCTGTATTAATAATTCATTAAGTTTTGGTTATTTGCCTATTAATAGTATAGCTGGAACTGTTGCTACTTTTAATTTAGGTAGTATTTTTAATATGGGGGGATATATACAAGCTATAGGCACTTGGACTAGAGATGGTGGTAGTGGTCCTGATGATTATATTGTATTTGTAACTAATCATGGGGAAGCAGCAATATATACAGGTTCTGATCCGTCAGATGCTACTAAATGGTCAATAGTCGGTACTTTTAAATTAGCAAGACCTATAGGAAAGAGATGTTTAATTAATGTAAATTCTGATTTAGTATTAATAACAGAGCAAGGATTTATGCCATTATCACAAACATTAGTTACAGGAGAAAATGCTCCTGCGGTAGCAATATCTGATAAAATTAGTGGTAGTATTGCAACAGCCGTTAATAATTTTGGAGATCAATTTGGTTGGGAAGCTATTTTATACCCAAAAGGACAATATGGATTATTTAATGTTCCTGATAGTACAGCAGGAAGTTTCGTACAATATGTTGTTAATTTAACAACTGGTGCATGGGGAAAATTTACAGGACAAAATTCTTATTGTTGGGCAACTTTAAATGGTGTTTTATATTTTGGTGGTGATACTAAAATATTTCAAGGAGATAATGGAACAAGTGATGATAATGAAAATATAGAAGCGTCTGCAAAAACAGCTTTTGTATATTTCGGTGGGAGAGGTTCACCCAAAAGATTTACAGCGATAAGACCAGTTATGGGTAGTGATGCAGATTTGCCTGTAGGAATAGGCTTTGATGTTGATTTTACTGATGGCACTTCTAGTTACACACCTTCAGCAGCATCTACTACTGGAGCAGAATGGGATACAGCGACTTGGGATGTATCGTCTTGGGCTGGAACAATATCCACTTCTCAATCATGGCGTAGTGTTTCAGATATAGGGTGGTGTGCATCTATTCGTATTAGAACAAGTACAAAACTTCAACAAGTAAAATGGCACTCTACTGATATTATGTTTGAAATAGGTAGGGGGTTATAATGTTTATTACCGATAAAATATGGAAAGTATTAGAACCAGCTATAGAGTCAACACATGAAGTAACAAGAGAACAATTAGAACAAATGATACAAAGTGGAGAATACCAACTGTTTGCAAAAGATAATAGTGCTATTATTACTGCACATCATGGACAAATATTACGCATAGGTATAGGTGGTGGAAATTTAGTTACTATTAAAGAAATTACGAAAAAAATTGAAAAATATGCAAAAAAGCGTAATTATAAATATATTGATATTTTAGGACGCAAAGGTTGGGAAAAAGTTTTAAATGGATATAACAAAAAAGCAGTATTATTGCGAAAGGAAATAGCATGAGTTTTATAAGTAATATATTTAGTCCACCTAAACCACCAGCAGCTCCAGATTATACAGGGGCAGCACAAGCACAAGGTGCAGCTAATGTAGAAACAGCACGATTAGAAGGTCGTATGAATAGACCTGATGTTTTTACGCCTTATGACCAAACAGTTGTAACAGATATAGGTGATGATAGATTTCAAATGGATTATACTTTGCGACCTGAATATGAATCGCAAAGACAAAAACAAGCACAAATAGGTGGACAATATTTAGATGTAGCAGGACAAAGATTAGGAGAATTACCTAGTGGACAATTTGATGTTTCAGCTTTACCAACATTTCAAGGAGGGGTAGATACAACAGGATTTACACCATTAGCAACTACTGATGATTTATCTGATTATGCAACTCGTAGTGAAACAGCTTATTATGATAGAGCTTTAAATCGGTTACAACCAGCAATGGATCAACAAAAAACCCAATTACACACACAATTAATTAATTCTGGCTTACCAGTAGGTTCTACTGCATATAATGATGCTATGAGTCGATTAGAAATGACGCATTCTGACCAATTATCTGGATTAGCACAATCTTCTATTGCCGAAGGACAGCGTATGCGTCAAGGGTTAGCAGGTGAAGCACAATCTATGCGTCAATCACAATTAGCAGAAGCGAGTATGATAAGAGAAATGCAAAATCAAGCGAGAGCTCAAGCTATGGCAGATACATTATTACAAAGACGATTACCTATGGAAGAATTAGCAACATTAACTGGTTCACCAAGTGTTGGTTCTGCTGGTTTAGGTACAGCTACTACTGGATTAAATGTACCAGGAACAAGTATTGCACCACCACCAATTATGCAAGGAGCAATGGCTCAAGGAGCAGATGCAACGAATAGATATGCAAATCAAGTAGCAGGATATAGTTCAGGAATGAACGCTTTAGGTAATTTAGTAGGGTTAGGAATGAGTTTATAATGACAGTATTAAAAGCACCAGTTAGACAACAATCATATTTAACAGAGTATGATAAATTATTAGCTGAACAATTAAGACAAATGAGTGGTAGTATTGGCCCTGGTGATATAGCAGCAGAGTCTTATGGTGGTAAATTTCCAGTAGGAACTATGACTGCTAAAATATTAGGTAGTGTATTAGCTAGAGCTGCTGATAAAAGAGCTATAAATAGAGAAGAACAAGCTAAAGAATCTTATAGTAGAGCTATGGAAATAGCAAATGCTATGGAAAGAGGTAATAATTTATCTACAACAGGTATGAGTGTAAGTCCTGAAGGTAATTTAGAAATATTACCAACTAATGTAGAAGGTGGTGGAGTGTCTACATGGACTAGACCTGACATATTATTTACACAAGAAGAAATAGATAAATTAAATGAAATAAGAGATAAAGAAGGAAATTTAAGAAGTATAGAAGGATTAAAAGGTTATAGTTCTTATAGAGAAAAACCTAAAATACCTTATGTTGGCTCTGAATTTGAAGCTACATCAATAACACCAACAGGAATACCATTAGCACCACAAAATGTAGCTTTAACAGTAGGAGAAAAAATACCAGAAGATAAATCTGCAATAAGTAAGTTTCTAAGTGGCACATTACCACAAAAGGTTTTACCAACTAATGCAGAACAAGCATTATCTCAAGCATTAAGAGGTGCTGATGTAAATGAATTAGAATTTAGAGATTATATGCAAAATAAAAGAATACAAGATAGAACTTTAGAATTAGCAGAAGAAGAAAGATTAAGAAATTTACAACCACAAGTAGAAAGAACAGTAATTTACAATAAAGAAGGAGGAATGGAAACAGCGTATAAAAGGACAGACCCAGTAAATGGTAGGACATCTTTTTCACAAGAGCCAAATGCCAATGTTCCATTTGGACCAGAATATACTATAGAACCACCGAAAGAAATAAAACAAGCATCAACAAAAGCTGTTTTAAACACAGTTACTAATGAAATAGAATTTGCTACAGAAAAAGAAATTGCAGAATCAAAAAACATTTTAGTGCCGTTACCAAAAGAAGAATCTGAAACAGCTTATGATAAAAAATATAAAATATTTTTAAATAGCGAAATTGAAAGAAATTCTAAATTACCAGATGATAAAAAATTATCTATTACGGAAATACAAAGAAATGCAGCTACATTAGCAAGCACAACTAGAACTCAAGAATTTGAACCAGATTTAGAACAAGGAGCTATAGAAGAACTAACAGACATTGATTTAAAGCAACCTTTACCTGAATTAGATATAAGATTAATGTCTAAGGCAGATGTTATGGGAGCAGGTAAAGGAGCAATAAATTTTGCTTACGGCTTAAGAGGAGGAAAAGTGCCTTTTCAAGATCAAGTACAAGCAGGAACAAATTTAGACATTATTAATAATAAAATTAAAGTCCCAATGGTAAAAGAAATTTCTGATAAAGGCGCAATATACACACAAAAAAGTATAGAAGCGCTTTTACCTTCTACCTCAAATAGTGATGCTTCTAATTATGCAAAAATAAAATCTTTAATTCCCCATTTAAATAATAAAATTATAGAAGCAAAAGAAATGATAAGAAATAGTGGTGTAATATATCCAAATGACAAAAAAAGAGCATCAAAAGCAAAACTAGATGCTATAGATGTTATGTTAAAATTACAACAAATAGTTCCTATATTAGAAAATTCTTTAATACAATTTGATTTAAATTATTCTAATACAGACAACCCTTTTAAAAATTACACAGACGAAGAATTTAACAGCATAACCGAAGATGATTTAAAAGAAGAAAATTAATGGCAAATAAAAAACTATTATATTTAGAAGAAAAAGAAAGAAGAAATTTAGCAAATTCTAAAGAAAAAGCGTATTTAGAAGAAGCTAGAAACAGAGGGCTTATTAAAGGTAGGTCTTTTAGTATTAAAGAAAAAATTGGTGCTATTGGGCAAGGATTAAATACTGCTTTAGGAAATTTAGCTGGCACAACAGTAGATTTAGTTAATGAATTGCCTAAATTAACAGGAAAAGCTCTGTCTAATGTAGGATATTTATTTCCCACACAGTATGGGCGTGCAGACCCTAAAGACAGTCCTTACTCTAAAATCCCTGTTTTAAACCAAACTATTACAGAATCTTTAGGTGGTACTCCTGATGCAATAGGAGGAAGAAAAAACATTACAAGTGCTTTAGCTAAAACAAACATGGGCTATAGAAATATAAAAGATATTCCTCCTAATTTAAGACCTTACGCAATAGGAGGAGAAGTTCTTGGAAATACTGCAAGTTTTGCAGCAGCACCTTATTTAGCAGTACGAAAAGCAGCAGCATCAGCATTAACACCAGAAAGTATATTAGCTCCTATACTAAGAAAAGCAAAAGAATCACCAGTTGAATTTGGTAGAAACGAAGCTATTATGGGAGGGTTAAGTGCTACAGGAGGAGGATTTGCAGAAACTCTAGTTCCTGGCAATCCTACTGCTAGAATGTATGGAGAAATTTTAGCTCCTTTATCACCCTCTACATTAGCAGCAAGAAATGTTCCAAATGCAATAAGATCGGCTAGAAGAGCAATAACTTCAAGATTTGGAGAAGAAGGAAAAAATAGAGAAGCTGCAAAAATTTTACAAGAAGCTGTAACTGCATCAGGAGGTAATCCAGAAGAAGTAGCAAAACAACTGTATAGCCCAGCATCAAAAAGTTTAACTTCTGGTCAAATAACAGGAGATAAAGGGTTATTAGCTATAGAAAAAAAATTACTATCTTTAAGTAGTCAAACAGCAGGTCTAGCTAACACAAGGACAAAAGAATCTATAAAAGATTTTAATAAGCAATTTCAAACCATAATGGCAAGTGGTGATAAACAAAGTATGGTGCAAGCATCTGAAAAAAGACTAGAAGTTTTAACTGGGTATTTAGATAGCAGAGTAAAAATTGCAGAAGATTTATTAAATAAAAGAAGTGATGTTTTTCAAGCAATGCCAAAAACACAAGCAAATATACAAGCTAAAAATATTCTTTTAGACGCATTAAAAGACGGAAGAAAAACAGAAACAGAGTTATGGAATAAAATTGATAGAAAGCCAATAATTGTTGCATCAAATACAAAAAACACAATAGAAGATATTTATGCAAAATTAGCAAAAGGTAAAAAATTAGATAGCGTTTTAACTGCGTATAGAAAAGATTTTAAAAAAACTGATAATTTAACAGCAGAAGAATTATTAAATTTAAAAACAGAAGCAGGAGCTAGTTACAGAGAATATACAGCAAATGGAAAATTTGCTCTTGCTAATCAATACAAAAGAATAGAAAAATCTGTTAGAAATGATTTAGCAAAATTAGATTCTCCTGAAGTTATTGCAGCAAATAAATACTCAGCATATTTAAACGAAAATTTTACACAAAAACCAGTTATTGCAAACATTTTAAAAAGAAATAGAGCTGGTGGAGAAAAAGTTAATAGTGAATTATCTTTAAATGCTGCCTTGCTTCCTAAAGATGTTGGTAATATTAATTTAAAAGATATAAGACAAGCAGCAGGTTTAGGAATAACTCCAACTTCAATAAATTCTGAAAGAGCTACAGATATGGCAGATTTACAAAATAATTTATTACGAGGTTTAGCAGCAGAAACAAGAACAATTAATGATGTAGTTGACCCAAAAAAATTAGAAAATTTTGTAAAACAATATGCACCTTCATTAAAAACAGCAGGTTTATACAATCGTTTTGAAAATGTAATAGATGCTAAAAAAACTGCTGATAAAGTTATTAAAGCTGTAACAAAAATGAAAAAAAGTTACAAAGCAAAAAGCGTTACTTCACGAATTGCAAATAACGATATAAATAGAGTTATTAATTTTGCTTTTAATTCTAATAATAAAGCTAGAGATTTTGGGAGTATCGCAAAAGCAGTTGGTAGTAGAGGGCGAGAAGGTGCACAATACGCAATTATGGAAAATATTTTAGAAAGTGCTACAAGAAAAAATTCTACAGGAGAAGAAGTTGTTTTTGGTGCTGTAATTAAAGATAAATTAAATTCAACAACAGAAACAGGAGAAACAGTTGCTAATCTTTTGATAAGAAAAGGGTTATTAACTCGTAGACAAAAAGAAAATATAGAAATATTAGCAAACAAAGCAGAAATTTTTGAAAATGCTATAAAAAGTTCAGAAACATTAGATGAATTATTAGAAACAGAAGATGTAATTTTTGAATTCTTTTTAAGAACATTAGGAGCAAAAGCAGCAGGACTAGGAATTGGAGGAAATTTTTCAGGTAGCGGTTTAATTGTTGCAGGTGCTGGTTCAAAAAGTTTTAGAAATATTTTAAGTAAAATGCCACAAGCTAAAATTAAAGATGTTTTAAAGGAAGCTATGTTTGACCCTAAAAAAATGGAATTACTTCTTCTTAAACCTGTAAATGCAGCAGGTAAAGCTAGACAAATACGACAATTAAACGCAGTTTTTTTGCAAGCAGGAATTGATTTAAGACTAGAAGAAGAAGAAGGCACATACATCGGAATGTAGAAATTAGTGGAAATTAATATAAGAATAAGTAGTATAATAACAAAGACAAATAAAGGAGAAGAATAATGGCGTGGTCAGGTGGTACATTTACAAGGTACAATGGAGCTTTTTCAGGTGCTGGAAGCTGGGCAAAGGATAGAGATGCAGGAACTAAAATTACTGCTTCTCACCATGACACCAATGATGATGGATTAGCTACAGGTATTAATAGTTGTATAGAGAAAAGTGGATCAAATGCTTTTACAGGTAATGCTAATCTAGGAAGTCAAAAGATAACAGCATTAGCAGATGGTACAGCACATACAGATGGTATAAATGCTGGTCAGATACAAGATGGTGGCCTAGTATTTCAAGCAAGTGATACAGGTTCGGCTGATGCTTATGCTATAGCATTAACACCAGCAGTAACAGCTTATGTAGCAGGTCAAGAATTTAACTTTAAAGCAGGTGCAACTAGCACAGGAGCATCAACATTAAATGTTAATGGTTTAGGTACTAAAAATATTAAAAAGAGAAATGACCAAGCTATAGCAGCAGGTGATATTGAAGAAGATGCGATAATTAAAGTCTTATATGATGGAACATCTTTCCAAATGATATCACAATTAGGTACAAGTGCTGGTAGTATGACATCATTTACTTTAACTGGAGATAGTGGTTCTAATCAAACTATATCAGATTCTAATACAATGGACATTGCAGGTGGAACTGGTATTGATACAGTAGTGGGTGCTACTGATACTGTAACAGTAAGTGTGGATAGTACAATATGTAAGTTAAATGCAGCTAATACATGGGCAGCAGCACAACAAGGTCGCACATCAACTGCAAGTGTTACTGGTTCAACAACATTAGATTTTACTTATCAAAACTTTATATTGACAGCTACTGGTAATGTTACACTAGCAAATCCAAGTACAGAAGCAGCAGGTCAATCTGGTATTATAACATTAATACAAGATGGTACAGGAAGTCGTACATTAAGTTTAGGAACAGATTATGAAACAGCAGGGGGTAGTGGTTTAACAATATCTACAGCAGCTAATGCTGTTGACATTATACCATATTTTGTTAAAGCGTCTGGTTCTATTCAATTAGGAGCACCACAACTTGCATTTAGTTAGGATAAAAAATGTTTAATAGTGAATTATGGCAAAAACCAACAGCAGCAGGTGCAACTGGTATTTACCCTTACCAAATAGCTAATTCTTTAAGACTAAATGGTACAAGCCAAGCATTAGAAAGAAGTTTTAGTAGTGCTGCATCTGATGATGATAAAAAAGCATTATCTTTTTGGATAAAAAGGTCTGCTGCTGGTGGTACTAATTCAGCATTTGGCAGTACAACCAATACTAAATTATGTTCTTCTTCTACTGGTAGTGGTGCTGTTTCTGATATGTTAGAAATTAATACAAATAATCCAACTGGATATAGTGATCAATTTCATTATTATCTTGCTAGTGGAGGATCTAATTTTTTAAAAGCTAAATGGAGAGACCCATCTGCTTGGATGCATATAGTATGGATTTATAATTCTGATGAATCAACAACAACTGATAGACTTAAAGTTTATATTAATGGTGAAAGTAATACTATAAACGATTCTACTTATTGGGATAATGATGGTAACAATGGCTATCCAAGTTCAGGTGCAGATACATCATTTGGTAAAAATGGAAATGAAATGCACATAGGCAGGTATGTATATAATGATGCTGGCTGGTGGGGTGGTCAAATAGCTGACTTTATTATGATTGATGGTGCAGCATCTATTTCTGATTTTGGTGAAACGCATAATGGAATTTGGAGACCTGTTAATCCTTCAGGACTGACATTTGGTAATAATGGATTTTGGTTAGATTTTAAATCTGCTAGTGATCCAGGCAATGATGCATCAGGAAATAATAATGATTTTACTAATATTGGTAGCATACCAGCAAGTGCTACAACATTAGATAGTCCTACCTTCAACTCTGGTTCTAATGGTGGTAATTTTTGTACATTAAATTCTATATATCCTGATATTACAGCAGCAAGAATTACTAATGGTAATTTAGCATGGGGTGGTTCAGCAGGTGGTGGTTCTGTTAATGAACAAGGTTGTATGAGTACCTTTGCTATACCACCAAGTGATACTAATATATATTATTTTGAAGCGAGAATGAAAACTGGTTATAGTGGTGGAATAGAACAATCAGTAGGTGTTAATATACCAACTGTAGATTTAACTTCAGATAGAGGAGGTAGACCTACTGCATGGTGTATTACAAATACAGATTATGTAAGACTATATAATGGTTCAAATAGTTATACCCAATATGATGCTGCTGGTAGTGGTAGTGCAGGTGATATTTTAGCTGTAAAAATAGATAGAGCAAATACTACAATTACATTTTATAAAAATGGTACTTTGGTTGGTTCACAAACAAATTTAAACACAACGACAGATTTATATCCTTGGGTTGGAACTGGAGGTTCAACAAGTGATGCTTTAGGTTTTGATATGAATTTTGGTCAGAATGGTACTTTTAATGGATTAGTTACAGCACAAGGTGAAACTGATATTACTGGCTATGGTAACTTTTATTATGATGAAGCAGGTTCTTTTAAAGCATTATGTTCTGGCAATTTACCACTAGCTGATGCAATAAATCCTGCTGAAACTGATGACGATTATCCACAGAAATTATTTAGTGCTTTAGCATACTCTGGTGGAACAACTGGTCATGTAACTGGTTTTAAACCAGATTTGGTATGGGTAAAAGCTAGAAGTACAAGTCAAAGTAATGGTTTGTGGGATAGTTCAAGAGGAACTACTAAAGTATTAAATTCAAATGGTACAGGTGAGGAAGCCACATCTTCTGGTTTAACAGCTTTTAATACTGATGGTTATGATATGGGAACATACTATAATCAAGGAGCAAATACTTATGCTTCATGGTCATGGAGAGCAAATGGTGGAACAACATCTACAGATAGTAATGGTTCAGTAAGTTCTACAGTACAAGCTGATCCTTCTGGTAGTTTTTCTATGGTAAAATTTGTAGGAGGTATAAGTGGTGCTGGTACAGAAACTGTTGGACATGGATTAAATAAAGCTCCTTCAATGATTATAAATTTCTGCTATGATGATTTAGATGGAGGAGATGGTAATAGGTGGGTAAGAAGTGATGAATTAACAAATTGGAATTATGTTCTTAAACTTAATGATACTGCTGCTGCAGTAGATAAATCTGGTAATGGTAATATGTCAGCTCCTACTTCAACTGTTTTTTCAATAAATAATACAGATATATTAGGAGCTGGTTCTCAAAAAATTATATCTTATTGTTTTGCAAATATGGAAGGCTATTGCAAAACAGGATCATACACTGGAAATGCTTCTACAGATAATGCATTTGTCTATACTGGATTTAGACCTGCATTTGTATTAACAAAAGGTGTTAATAGTGGAGATGGGTGGAATATTCATGATGATGCAACTTCTCCTTTTAATGTTGCTGATACTGTTCTTCAAGCAAATACAGATAGTGCAGAGTTAAGTAATTATAATATAGATATTCTGAGTAATGGCTTTAAAGTACGAGATGCAGATGGAGATTTAGGTGCAGCTAGAACATATATTTATCTAGCCATAGCAAAAAATTCATTTAAATACGCAACAGCAAGATAAAGGAGAAAACAATGTGGGCGTTAATAAAAAGTAATAAAATAGAAGAAATAATATCTAATCCAAAAGAAATGATAATAGATGATGTTCGACACCCTAGAGCATTATTTAGTGCTTGGACAGATGCCGAAAGAAAAGCTATTGGTATATTGCCAGTAACAATAAGTGGGACATCTCTTAATAGTGCTTATTACATAGAAAAGAATGAAGCATTTGCTATAGCAGGTGATAAGAATAGTGTTGTAAGAACTATTGGAGAAAAAGCAGCCGATAGAAAACTAGAAGATGAAGATGCTAAAGACCAAGATGGTAATAAATTAAAAGACAAAGATGGCAATCAAGTAATAAATTATGGTTTAAAAACTAATGCTAAAAACAAAGCAACAACAGATGCTAATGGTTTATTACAAGGATTTGATTGGCTAATACAACGCAAAGTTACTGCTGATACTGCAATCCCTTCAGATGTAATTACCTATATGGCAGCAATTCGTACCGACCATAAAGCAATATGTGATGCTATTGATGGTGCTAGTGATTTAGATGCTTTTATTGCATTGCATAATGATACATATAAAGGTGATGGCACAGTAGATGTTGTTGCAAGAGTAAATCGTTGGACAGACGATAAAGATGTAAAGCAACATAGAAGATAGTTATGACTAGAATATCAGCAGAAAGAGTTAAAGCTAAATTAGACACTCATGAAGCTGTATGTGCTGAAAGATGGAAAGAAACTATACTGCGTATAAAACGCCTAGAAGCTATCTTTATTGCATTTAGTGGTGCAACTATGCTAATGTTAGTAACAATAATTATAAAGCAACTGTAGGGCTTTAAAATGGCAACAAATAATGAAGCAAGACAAATAGCAATAAGAACAGTAACTTCAACCGCAGGTACTGTAAATGAAGATTGGTTAGCTTTGTTTACTGCTCGGTCTATTCCTGCTGGAACATTTAATGAAAGATTATTAGCATATATTAATGGTGAGTTAAGTGCATCTTATACTGATGTGAATTTAGCTTTACAAGCATTTGCTGTAGATCAAGATGATTATAATTTTTCTAGTATGGGAACATTTACACCATGACACAACAATCACTACGACAAGCAAGTTGCCGAACAGAAGCAGGAACAACTGGTACTTATAATGAGGACTGGAATAAAGTTTTTGCAGATTCAGGCTTTACAACTGGAACTTTTTCAGAAAAGATGTTGGCATATACTAATGCACAAGGTAGTGCATGGGATAATGGACAATGGGATGTTTCTGAATGGGGAGAAGGACCATTTACAAATGTGAATGAAGCTATGGGGCAGTTGGGTAAACAAAATGGAACAACAGCACCTGGAAGTTTATGGTCGCAATTAGGCACATTTAGTGCAGAATAGGAGAATAACATGGACGCAATATTAAATTTAGTAAGTGGAGCACCTGCTTGGGTTTCTGCTGTAACAGCTTTAGTAACAGCTGCAACGGCAATCACAGCCCTAACACCTACAAAAACAGACGACAAAGCAATTTCTTTTATACTACGCATACTTAATTTAGTAGCTGGTAATATTGGAAAGAATACAAACAAGGACGATAAATAATGGGTTGGCTTTCTGCATTAGGTGGCATAGCTAAATTAGGAGCAAAATTATTTGGCTTTATGATGATGCGGAAAGCAGTCCAAGCTGATGTTATGAAAGAACAATTAGACGATATAAGGGTAGCTGATGAAGTTAAAAAGAAAATTAATGCTACTTCTACTATTGCTAAGCGTAGCAAGTTGCGGAAGTATAGGAAGCGGAAATAAAGGCTATTGTATAATATCCAGTCCGATTAATCCTACTGATGCAGATATAGATGTTATATCTGACGAACTTGTTGACGACTTATTAATCCATAATGAAATCTATGAAAGGTTATGTGAGTAATGTACGAATATCGTTGCATATTACGAAGGGTTATTGATGGTGATACAATAGATGTTGATATCGATTTGGGATTTAAAGTGTTCTTGCAGAAAGAACGAGTGCGTTTATATGGAATTAACACGCCTGAAAGCAGAACAAGAAACTTGGAAGAAAAGAAGTTGGGTTTGGCTGCGAAGGCTAGGCTTAAAGAACTCTTGCCAAAGACTTTTATTGTAAGAACAGAAAAAGATGGTAAAGGAAAGTTTGGTAGAATATTAGGTATACCTTTAGTTGATGATGTTAATATATGTGAGCAATTAATAGAAGAAGGTCATGCTAGAAGTTATTTTGGTTATGGACCTAAAGAATCATGGGTATAAGGAGAAACTATGTTTGAATGGCTTAATGGTTGGTTTACGCCAACACCTAAAGAAGTAGATTTAAATAAACTTACAAAACTACAATTAGAAGCTAAAGGTAGGAAGTTAGGCATTGAACTAGATAGACGATTAAAAAAAGATAAACTTATTAAACAAGTACAAAAACAAATTAAGAAAGGAAAATAAAATGGCAATGATTAAACATAATTATCCTCGTTCTCAACATAGAGGTGCTGTGCCTGTTGGCTCAACTTTTGCACCTGAATTAACAAGAGGAACTTCTAATCAACCTAACGAACAACAAATGTTAGCACAAGCACTTAGAGGTAGAAGTATTATGCCGCAACAACAATTAACAGAAGAAGAAATAAGGATTGTCGAGCAATTAGTGCGACAAGGTATGAACGAACAACAAGCTATACAACAAGTAATGAGTATGAAAAGTGGATAAAAAGAAATTAGTAGATTTAATATCTAACCATGAAGGTGTAATTTTAAAAGTATATGATGATGGTACAGGTAAAGAATTAAAAGCTGGTGATATACTTATTGGACACCCAACAATAGGTGTAGGAAGAAATGTTGCTAAAGATGGTCTAGGAATATCACAAGAAGAAGCAGAATTTATGCTTATGAATGATATTGAAAGAGTAGAAGAAGAAATTAAAAACTTTCCAATAGAAAATTTAAACGAAGCACGCAGAGCTATAATAATAGATATGGCTTTTAATATGGGTATAACACGATTTAATCCTACTATGTGGCCTAGTTTTTTTAAAGCTGTAGTTAATGAAGATTATGGAGAAGCATCAAAAGAAATGTTAGATAGTAACTGGGCAAGACAAACAAAAAGAAGAAGTAAACGATTATCTGATATGATGTTATTAGGAGATTGGATTGAAGAATGACAGGAAAATTATGGGCGATTTTATTTGTAGTTTTTTTCTTGTCATGGTTGTCTTGGTGTAGTATAGCAAAAGCACAAACGAATACTGTATCAAGTACAAGTTCAACAGTAAGTGGCACAACTACAGTAGATAGAACTCCCTCTACAGCGTCAGCCCCAAGCGTTGTCATCAATAATCAAGATGTCTGTAGTTTTGCTGCTAGTGCTGCATTACAAACACAAATACTAGGTTTAGCAGGTGGTGGTGCTATTAGAGATTTAAATTGTGAAAGACTTAAATTATCTAGGGCATTGTTCCGTATGGGTATGAAAGTAGGAGCAGTTGCTATGCTATGTCAAGACGCTAGAATTTTTCAAGCTATGGAAATGGCAGGTACACCTTGCCCATATTATGGTAAGATTGGTTTAGAAGCTGCAAAAGGATGGGCAGAGAATCCTGAGAAAAGACCTGATTATGATAAATGGGTAAAAGAAAATTTTAAAGATGAGGAGATAGTAACTGATGAAAGTGCTTTGGGTATTTTTAGTGTTTTACTTATATTGCTTTTCCTCTAATGCTCAATTATTAGATGAAGGTTCTACAACAACTACCGAAATAGAAATACAAGGTGATGTAGAAGAAATTACAGAAACAACTGTAACTATAGAGCATAAAAATACTGATGATGTGTTAGATGGTGATACAGGTGTCGTAACAAGTAAATACGAGGGTGATGCAGATGTAGACTGGGGTGGGGCTGGATCGGTTTATTCACATACATCATGTAGTGATGCAGCAAGTGGTTTTCCTGCAACTGGCACAGATGGTCGTACTTCAGCTTGTGGTCATGCTAGAACAAATAGTTTAACAACTTGGCGACAATATGTTGATCTTAATTCTTTTGGTATAGAACAAGGAGGGGAAGTTAATTATGAATTTCTTTTTGCTTTTCCAAATAGTATGTATAACAATTCCTCTCAAACAGCTTTTATGCAAACAAAAGGATATAATGATAATACATTGCAATGGGAAACAGGTTTAGTACCTATAGACAAAACAACTTTTAGCCAAAACCCTAATAACTATAATAATAATACAAATTGGGTGAATACAGTTACAGGAAGCTATGACTTTGCTAACCAATTAGATAAAGTATATATAGAGATTGGCGGATATGGAGAATTTTTCTGGGATGAATTTCAATATAATGTCGTTTATAATCATATAACAACATCAGTAGAAACTTGGATGCAGATTGCACAACAAGAGCAAGATACAACAACAACTTTAGATATTATGAATACATATAATCCTATAGATACTTTTGAAGATACCACGACACCAGTAGAAGAAGTACAAGAGTTAGTAGAAATAATTGAAATGCCTGATTTACCAGATATGACAATGAATATGGGTGAACCAATGGTAGAAATTGCACCTATTGAAGAAACTATATCTATTGAAACTACATTTGAAGATACAACTGTTTCTTTTGAACCAGTCATAACTATGGAAGCTGTAACAGAGGAAATTCAAGAAGTTTTAGTAGAAACAGAGGTAACTACGGCAAATGATACTACAGAATCACCCATAGAAGCTCCTACAGAGCCAACTCAAGAGGTTGAGGATAGTAACCCTACCCCAGAAACAGCGTCTAATGACGAGCCAGTAGAAGAAGTTAAAGAAGAACCAAAGGAAGTAGTAGAGGAGCAACCTGAACCAGAGCCACAAGAAAAAGAGGTGGCACAAAATGAGCCTAAAGAAGAACCAGAAGAAGTAAAAGAGGAAGTGAAAGAAGAACCTAAACAAGAGGAAGAAGTAAAAGAAGCTAAAGCAGAAGATAAACCCACTAAAAAACAAGAAGCTAAACAAGAAAAAGCTAAAGAGATTATGCAAAGTTTTGATAGTCAATATGATGCCGTAGCTCAAATAACAACATTAGCATTGGTTAATGCTTTAGGTGCAGACATTAAAACATATCAAAAAATACCTACACAAGTTCAGCCAGTATGGTATGAAAGCGAAGAAATATATACAGATGTTATATTACAAGACCCATTAGGCAATTATTTTGGTGTGCGTGATAGCTTAACATTTAATAATATGGTGGATATGCAGTATGAGTAATGAATTAGAATTTGCAGGAATTAAATTTAGAGGTGGGAAATTAGTAGGAATATTAATAGCATTATCAACATTGGTTGGTGGTGCTTATGGTGCATTTGAAGTGTATAAAGATTATATGGATATGAAAGAAGTCATAAAATCTTATGAACCACCTGATTTATCTGGTTATGAAAGTCGTTTAAATGTATTTGAAGAAAAGATAACTAATTTAGAAACAGTATTAAATGATAAAATATCTGGCATGGATAATACATTAGAAACTAAAATTGCTAATATGGAACAAATTTTACAGTCGGAAATATCTACAGCTATGGAATTAGTAACAGCAGCACAAGGTGATGCCAGAGATATTCGTAATGAACTTCGTAAAGATATGAATGAGTTATTAGACCAAATAAGTGCAGTAGATAAAAGGTCAAGATTAACAGAACAAGAAATAAGAACAAGTCAAAGAACATCAGAGAATGATGTAAAGACTTTAATACAACATGCAGAAGATCGCTTTGACGGAAAAAGAACTGCTATAGAATCTGATGCTAATAGACGCAATGAAGCTATAGATGTTAAGCTAAAAGAGTTAGAAGAACGATTAAGAGATATGCTAACCAAAGCATTAAATAACCCTTTAACTGGGCAATAATTGTTTCACATGAAACATTGCTTTATTTTAACATTGTGTTTAAGATGGTAGTAACTTAATAATTGTTTTAATTAAAGCGTATTAGTTAGTGCTAGTACGCTTTTTTATTTCCAAACTTTTTCATATTCAATAAGAAATCGTTTTGGAACTTTAATGCCATTATCAAATTCTGTAGGCATTTTATTATTTTCTACATAAGCCCAATTTCGGCAAGGAAAATTATCAATGCCGTTGCCTTCATCTCTAACTAAAACCAACACAAAATGACGGTTTGGATGATATGACTTATGTTCTTCGTATTCTTTACTTTTGGGATTAGCCCACAATAAATCTTTTAATTTATCTGAAAACCAATGATCTTCACATTCTTTAGTTTCATTGTTTGTAATTTCAATATCCCATTCATAGTAAACCATGGTAATCTCCTTTAATCAGTTGAATAAGACCAATTTTCTGAAGTTAAAATATAAAATGAATTACAGTTAGATTGTCTGCAATCCCAAGTATCATAAACTGTGTCGTCAATAACAGCAGTTAAATGATTTCTGGTAAGTAATACACAACGACCTCTAAATTCAAATTTAAGTAATTGTATTTTTTTACCATTTTTTCTTGGTGGTTTATGTTTTTCAAATCCTTTTGATAAAAGATATTTTTCGTATAACCATTCATCATTAGGAATTGCACCATACTTTACAGAATAATCACATAAATCTTTAAGTGTAGTTTTATATGATTGATTAAGTATAATTGAAATAGAACGGACTACACAATCAGCACCTTTTCTGGAACGAGTGTAATCTTTACTTCTATTACCATCATGGTATTTGTATTTTGTATTCATAGTAATCTCCTTTATAGAAAAGTTACTACCAACTCAAACACAATATTTATTTACAATGTCAAACAGCATAAAGCATACTTATCGCTTTGTTTAAACCATTATAACATATTGGGTTTTGAGAAATGGCAGATTTCAGCCATTTTTAGCTATTTTTGGTAAATAAATGGCGGTTTTCTGCGGTTTAAAAAAAAATTATTTTTTTCTTGACACCAGAAATCTGCGGTTTATCCGTATATATCTTTGCGATTTGACTGATAGGCTTGTTGCTTATCAACACTTTCAAAGCAACCATTATCCAAATTCATTTTTATAGGCATAACTCTCGGATACCCTAATTCTTCATATCGGCATTTGCAAACAATAAGTTTTGCGTCTGTTGTTCTATTACCTTCTTCATCTTCAAACTTTTCTCTCCATAAACTAAAGATGTGATCTGGTTTATTAAACCAATGAGCCGAACCTGCTATACTATAAGCCGTAGGTGCTGCATTATGTACCTTTAACTCACTTGGCTTTGATGGGTGAGCCAAAATCATTATGTGAATATCTAACACCTTTGCCAATGTTGTTAAGTCATCTAAACATTTGCCTATCCAATTTGTTTCTGATCCTCTCGTCATATCTGGTATTTCTATTTTATTAAAAGGATCAAACATAAATGCTTCAATACCGAATCGTGCTTTCATATCTTTTATTTTATCACATACCCAATCAAATTCTGGGGCATTTCTAGGGTGATTAAGAAAATGAAAAGTATCTCTTATCCAATAATCAGCAGAATTTAATTCTTCTTCCGACATATCTCGTTCTTGTTTGCCATGATAAAATGTTCGTAAATTTCTTCTTACATAAGGTTTAACTCTTGTTTCTCCAGAAAACATTCCTATCTGAATTTTATATTCTTTTGCTATGTTTGCCCATAATTGTTGAGCAAAAGTGGTTTTACCATGACCAGGATAGCCAGTCATAACACTTACCATGCCACCCCCTATCATAACTTTATTTCCCCACCCATCAAAACAAGGACTCCATAATTTAGGTGGCGAGGGTTCTGGTATTTCATCTAATGAATATACACCTTCAATCGGAAATGGTTGCAATTCTTCATTAATCAACCATTGTAATTGGTCTTTTCCTACTTTCTGCATATATTCATTAACATCTTTAACATCACTAGAAAATTCCACAAACTTACACCGACCATGTCCAAAAATAGATGCTAAATCACTTCGTAGGTTACGGCCTGGATCATCATTATCGGTCAATAACACAAAACAATTTGCTTTATCTAACCCTTCCGCTAATGCGTCTAATACATATTGGTATCTTTTAGTATTGTGAGCTTCTTCCGTAGGAGTAGCTGGAGCACCACCTGGTACACTTAAAACACTATTAATAGAAAAACCAGACTCTATTAAAGAACATAAATCCATTTCTCCTTCTGTAATATATACAGTATCAAGGTTTTTAGAATTTAAAACATTACCTAAATTATAGAATTGTTGTTTTCCACCAGTCTGTTGTTTAAATGCTTTTTCTTGTATAGCTCTTGCTTTATAATTAACTCTTTCGCCTTTGCTATTATAATAGCCAAAGACTAATGATTCGAGTTTTCTATCACCAAACTGTGCCGAACCGCTTTCGCACTTCATTTCTGTTAGTGTTTTTTGGCTTATCCCCCTCTTTTCTGCGAATTGGATAACATTGTTTGTTAGTTTCTTCATAGTATTCCACTCCTTTTATGTTGCAATGATGACAAAAATATACAACAGAATCAGATTGTAAAGTAACTGATAATGGTGTATCTCGTTTATTCTTCGTTCTTTCGTGTTGACAATTAGGGCAAGAATACTTGCCACTTCTTTTTAATCCTAATACAAATTTTCTATCAAGACTCACATTAATCCCCTAGTTTTTTACTAAATATTCTTTCTTTATTATTCCTAATTCTTCATTACCTCTATCATAATTTTTAATCCATACTTTCCTACCATTTTTATAGGTGCGTAAATGCCCTCTTACACTATGAAATCTATTTTTATGATGATTAATATTAATAGGAGTATTTATATATTTATTAACAACATTAGGATTTATTGTTAAAGTTTTAAATTCGTAATAATTTTGTTTATTACTATTATGTCTTTTAGAACCTTTACTATTATTAATCTCTTTAACAGTTTTTTCATTACTCATAGCTGATAAAAGTATAAACAAATTTTTAATAATACCTCGTAAATATTTTATATTTAAATTAAACAATTCTTCTTGAATTTGATTTAATTTATATTCTATTTTATTCGCAATTATATCGATTGATTTATCTTTATCGTTTATTTCAAAAGGTTTTATTTTTTCATCAGCTTCTCTTTGTTCTAAAATTGCTAACCATGAATGAGCAGTATCTGATACAGTAAATTGTGTTTTATCATTTGCTAATATGTCTAAATGAGTAAAATTGTCCCATTTAGAACCAAAATCACTAGATACTATTCTAATATGGTCATTTATCTGTAAATTTTTTAAATCTAAATCATGTTTTCCCCATAAAAATCTATCAGTTTGGTCAATTCCTTTAGGCTTTAATTTTAAATCTATTAAAGACATTTTATTACTAAATAAAAAAGAATACATTGGAGCTATTACTTTAATTGGATTTTTTCTAGTACCAATATAACTAAACTCTTTGATATATGATGTTGGTATATAAGGTGTAATCATGTATAAAAAATCATTATCTTTTGGTACTTGCGAATTGTAAGTTTTTTTAATATGAAAACCAGATAAAAATTCATTGTTGTTATCTTTTACTTCTATCCATGTATCATCATAAGGTATTTTAATATCAGTAACATAAAATCTTTTTGGACAATTTTTATTTATCCACTCATGAGAAATAGAAAATTTATGCGTATTTCTTAATTGACTTCTTATCCCTGATAAATAATTTTTATCTCTTTTTAGTAAAGAACGAGTAAAAAGCATTTTCCAATTTTCTTCTTTTTGATTAAAAACATCTAAAACATTGTAATTTATTGTTTCTGAACCACAAAAATGAAAAGCCATCTCTGGTTTTTTATAACTATGTATAATAGCATCTAAAAATTTATTCATATCAATCCCCTAGTAACTTATATTCAGCAACCTTTACTTTTTTACCAAATTTATTCTTAACCATTTTATAAGTTGTTTCAATGTGAATATCATCACCTCTTAAATCAAATATTCTTGCCGATAATCGCATACAACCAAAGTTTTCATAGGCTTGTTTAGGATCAATCTTACCATGTTCTTTTAAATGTTCTAAAATCATATCATTTTGTTTCTGTATCATTATCTTTACTCCCCTTTAATTGTTCTACTTGTTGATGTAAGTCTGTTATTGTTTTCATTAAACTTAAAAGCATATCATATTCAAGGTAGCACTTAGGACTACCATGATCTCGTTCTACTAATAAAAAATCTGCACCCTGCTTGGCTTTATCCCCAGTTCGCCAACCATGTTTCCATTTCTTACATTCAATAATATACTTTTCCCCAGTTGGTGATACAACATAGACATCATTAGGAAAATCTCTAAATATGCCGCTGCCAGGCTGTTTTCTAGCTTCCCAACCACTATCTTTATTTATTGTATCAACAATCTTTTTCTCAAATTTAGAACCTTTAGCTTTGGCACTTCTAGCACTTAAAACCATTTTTTATCCTCATATCTTTGTTTGCAATACCAACAATACAACCTACTAAACACATAATATATATCTTTCGTGTTGCATTTTTTACACTCTATAAACTTTGCTTTAGAATGGAATTTTGTCATCTGGCATCTCACTTATAGCAGTATTATCTAAATCTTCTGTCTGTTGAAGATGTTTAAATGCTCCTACTGAACCTCTACTATAATTCATTAATATAAATTTAAGTTTTTGGTCAGCAGTAAGTGTTGCATCTCGGTTTACACATGCTTGTAGTATAATCGCCCAATCTCTACCTACTAATTCACTAACATCATGCCCACCAGCAGTTCCTTCTTCTACATAATTAGTAGTAGGTGCTTGAGGTTGAGGTGTTGGAGCAGTTGGTGTCGGTTGTGGGCTTGGTGCTATATTATCGTCATTAACCACTTTAAATCTGTTAATATAGAGATTATTAAATTGATCTGCCCATGTTTCTATATCAACCACCATGCCAACATCTAAATCGCTAGGTCTTTTATCTGGATTACATAGTAATTTTTTTCCGTCTGTCGTTACTATCTTATAATTTTTAGTACCCTTCCACCCTTTTTCTTCATTTGGCGGCTGTGGTGCTATTATTTCTTTAATTGTAATCTGCATATTTAACTCCTTATTTGGTGTAGAGAGGAAAGGAGTGAGCTAACCCCTCTACATAAAAATAAAACCTCACTCGTTTATTGTTTCCATTCATCTGCATAATCATGGAAATAATTATTTAAATTAATAATCTGTAAGAAAATACTTTTATCTCGTTGGTATTTTTCTGTTCCATATGTTCTGGTCATTATCTCGCCACTATCTCGGTCTATGATAACCACCATTCTATTAAAAGGATTCCCCCCTTCTTGCTCTAGTAAACACTCCATATAGGCCAATAGCTGCAAATTTTGTTTACTAGACATATCCGGTAATCGTCTATAATTAGCTATAGAGCCAGTTTTCCAATCTAGTAATACTCGCCCTCTGCCGTCATTTAAAATACATTCTAGGTCATATTTACCACTATAATTATGTTCTTTATTATAAACCAATACCTCACTAGATAAGACTTTTTCTACATTAGCATCAAACCAATCAATTCCAGCTTTCTGCATTTTAGCAATGCTTTCATCTGTGTCATATACTGGTTTAATTCCTTTAGCATATCGTTCAAGTACCAGGTGTACTGCTGTTCCTCTCTCTGCCGATTTAGTCCAGACATCAGCTGATTTTTTACTTATATCTTTAATAAAAGATTCAGCATCTTTTTTATATTGCCATGAATACTGTTTATTAAGTTCTATTTCTTCCATAAAAGTAGTTCTAAATGCTTTTCGAGATGCCATAGCACCAATATTAAAACTTCCTAGTATGCTAAAATGCGAAGTAACAGATCGCACATCTATAATTTCTCCGTCATTTTTTATAAATTGATACTTATGACTAGGTTCATCAAAAGTTAATGTGCCCTCAGCAAAAATTCTAGTTTCTAGTTCCATTTATATTTCCTTAATGTAATATTATATTATGTTTAGATTTTCTTAACAGTTCTGATAATTTATGTTTCCAAATCCCTTTAAAATCTTCATCTTCTGCTTTATCTATAACTTTTATTAAGTTATGTATTCGCCTATTTAATTTGGCATTTACTTCTATAATCATATCTTTATCTCCTTCCAATCTTCTATTTCTTCCAAATCATTATCCTCAATTCCATCACATATAGACGAATGATCGAATTTACCTGTAGTTCTCCAAAACCTTATCTTTCCATTTTTATCTTCAGTTTCAAAAGTAAGATCATGCACACATAAACTTTCAAATTCTTCTTTAGTCATTATACATTCTCCTCTATATGTATTCCATAATCATCTTCTAGTTCTTCTCTGCTAACTTCATCTCCAAAGTGATCTAAAATATCATTTGCTACAAGTTCCACAGCATTATCTACAGTAGCAAAAAGCATTACTTCTCCTTCATCATCTAAAACAAACTCTTTGCCATTTAATCCAATGCCTTCTAGATGTCTATATATTCTATATTTCATTATACATTCTCCTTATCTTGATCTATTAATATTTTATCTATTAATGAATTACAGTCTTTTAAGACTTCTAATAACTCCTTACTCCAAGTCTTGTCATTTTGTAGCTTGTAAGTCAGTAATGCTTTAATAGAGCCAATTCTATGCCCTAATAAGACATCATCTAACCCTTCAAAATTTGCCATTATAACCCCTTCTTTCTTTTATTTAATAACTTATAATATCGCACTAAATTATTTCTATCGTATGGGCGGTATTTATCTCTATCTAAATCAACATGATAATTTGGATAGTCATTCTCTATTATATTTATTTTTGTTTGTATTTCTGATATACTTAATTTTTTAACCATTATACATTCTCCACATCTATTTCTATTGTATCAATTTGCTCATCATGAATTGCTAATTCATTAGAATCATGCCATTCTCCAGAATAAAATTTTTCTCTAGCTTCTTCTTCATTCTTTGCTTTTATTTTATATTCAGTATTTAATGTTGCGTATGTTATTATATTATAATTATTCATTATAACCCCCTTTAATTGTTAAAATATGTTTCCCAAAATTCTTCTTTGGAAATGTTTAATTGTTTTGATAGCCTATTTGCCTGGATATATACCTCGTCAAATTGCTTATCAGTTCCTGATCTAGCAAGCAAAAAATTATAATTGCTTACTAGATCATTTATTTGTCTATTTATTGTTTTATTAATTATCATTCTCCTTCTTGCAACATTCTATTGCTTCTTGTTTATTATTAAAATCATAGGAAAAAGTTCTCTCTCCTACATCTCCATCTGATACTTGATATTCTACTTTGCCCTTTGGTGATTTACCTTTTATAATTCTCCATGTATCACTCATTATACATTCTCCTCTTTATAACAATGTTCACATAAAGAATAATAATTTTTAGGCATTGGAATATCTAATTCAGTCCATATTGCAACTTCATCTGAAAAATTCTCATCATCAGATAGTTCATTTTGAACATTACATTTTTGACAGTTGCTCATTATACATTATCCTCATCTTTTTTAGGATTATAGGCTTTTGGGTCATCAGGTGCTACATAATCGCTCCAATGTTTATGTTCATACTTGCCCTCATTATCTCCGTATTCACTAATTCCGCCTTGTTTTTTAAGGTCAAGATATGCCTTCTGATAAAGTATTAGAAACATCATTAGCTTTATTAACTAATGTTAATAACTCATTACTTACTGTTAGTTTTTTAGTCATAATTCACTCCTATATTATCTTATTACAAAGCCTCTTAATAGAGGGTAAACCGCACCATAATAGCTATAATGCGGTTTGCTCTCTATTATAAGTATGCTAGTAGTAATAAAAATATACTCCATATAATAACCATGCTTATAACTATTTTACACATAACAGTAGACCAACAATTATTATTAAACATTTTCGCTTCTCCTCTCATAAATAAATAAACCCATAAAGACTAAACCTAGTAAAAACTCCATTAATAAGATGTATTCAACAAAGCCATTTCCCACAGTATAAACAAAAGCATAGGTTGGTATTGCATGAAATAAGGCTATAAACCCTATTATAAAGTATATTGTTGATTCTCTCATTATTTAACCCCCCTATTTTTCCAATATCTTGAAATATCCGAATACATAAACAATTCGTGAGCAAAAAATTGTATTTGATTATTATTAAAACCTCTATTTATTAATGATATAATATGTTTATCATCTATTTTTTGACCAATAGAAGTAGCTATATTTTCTTTAATAGTTTTTAGTCTTTCTAATATAAATAATTTTTGCATTGTTTAAACTCCCTCTAATTGTTTTTCATTGCATAAATGTATTTCAAATTCATATGGCAATTCCTCATTCTGATTAAATTCATTTGCCAAGTATTCTAATAAATACATGCTAAAAACATCATCTTTATTATTTAAGGCTTGTTCATAGTCATAAAATGAATGATAGCCATCATAAGATACTGTGGCATCTTTTAAATACTTTAAAAAATCAGTATCTTTTATAAAATGTTTCATTAACTTAATATTTTCAGATTGTGAAATAGTACAATCTATTTTATCAGTTTGAAAATTGTATTCTCTTGGACTCCATAATTTGATATTTTTAAAATCAATATCTAAATTATATTCATTTGAAATATAACTTTCAAATTCCAGGCAATACTTTTCAATATAAGATTGATGAGTTTTTTCATAATCTATATTTTCAAAATTATATTCTGGATATTCACCCTCTGAATACATACATTCTATTAATGATTCTATACTAGCATCATGTATGGACTCATAAAAGCCACCGAAGTTTATACTTGTTTCTATATTTTCCATTATTTCACTCCTATATTAAAGGGTAGCTATAAACTACCCTTATTTATTATTAAACTGTTTCTAATTGATTAAGATAATCATATACTATTTGCTCACCTACAATATAAACATACATATTAACTATTCTTTCTGGATCGCTTAAATCTGTAGTAACTTCTCCAAAATTATCTGTTTCATATTGTTTTATTATTTCTATAATATTAAAGACTTCTTTACCTAGCCATTCAGTAGCTTCATGAGTACCGATAATATAATAATCAGTATTAAAGGCTTCATGGTGTAATTCATCTCTATTTTCATTAATAAAGTCTGGATTATATTCTAAAGACTCTTTTATAAAATCATCAAAATATTCTTTTATTTCATTTTCTTTATACATTTTCTTATCACTCCTAATTGAAGGGGTGCTATAAACACCCCTATTATTATTATTTACCTTTATAAATTTCTTTTAATACTTGGAAAGTATAAAAGCCTTTTTTAATTTCAAAACAATCAGCTACTATGTGATTATTTTCGCCTACAACATAACAACCCATTTCATTTTTAATTATGAAATAACCATTATCATTTAAAGTATGTAAATATTCTTTTACTTTTTTACCAGGTACAGCAAACCATCTTTTATACTTGCTTTCATTATGTTTTACTAATTCAAATTTTTGTATGCCATCTTCACTAGTGTGATGTATAATTGTTGACATTTTCTTTCACTCCTTATT